TTTTAAATGAATTTGAATAATATAGATATAAGTAAACTACCTTCTGACGTCAGAAAAACATTTAAACAATTACAAGTCCTGCACGCAGAAAAAAAAATACAAAACAAAGCTAAAGAAGACTTCATGTCCTTTGTCAAATGTGTGTGGCCCGATTTTATAGAAGGCTCTCACCATAGACACATAGCAGATAAATTTAATAAACTTGCAACAGGTGAAATAAATCGTTTGATCGTGAACATGCCACCAAGGCACACGAAGTCTGAGTTTGCATCATACTTATTACCAGCGTGGATGGTGGGCCGTGAGCCGAAGTTAAAGATCATTCAAGCAACGCACACAGGAGAACTAGCAATTAGGTTTGGTAGAAAAGCCAAGAACCTAATTGACAGTGAAGATTATTCTAAAATTTTTAAAACAACTCTACAAGAAGATTCAAAAGCAGCAGGACGTTGGGAGACAGCACAAGGTGGTGAATACTTCGCAGCTGGTGTTGGTGGTGCGATCACTGGACGTGGTGCAGATTTACTTATAATAGATGATCCACATTCAGAGCAAGATGCATTGAGTCCCACGGCTCTTGAATCAGCTTACGAGTGGTATACATCCGGTCCACGTCAGCGTTTGCAACCTGGTGGTAAGATCGTGCTCGTCATGACAAGATGGTCTAACAAAGATCTTACAGCAAAACTTATAGCTAATCAAAAAGAAGCAAAAGCAGATCAGTGGCACGTGGTCGAATTTCCGGCGATCTTGGACCACGGATCAGGAAAAGCTAAACCTGTCTGGCCTGAGTATTGGAAGTTAGACGAATTAGAAAAGGTACAAGCAACACTGCCCACGGGCAAATGGAATGCACAGTGGATGCAAAATCCAACAGCTGAAGAAGGTGCAATATTAAAACGTGAGTGGTGGAGAGTATGGCCTAACGATTGGATACCAACATTACATCATGTGATACAATCTTATGATACAGCATTTTTAAAAAAAGAAACAGCTGACTACAGTGCGATAACGACATGGGGTGTATTTTATCCTGATGAAGATAGTCCAGCTAATCTAATGTTACTTGATGCAGTAAAAGGTAGATATGAGTTTCCTGAACTTCGACGTTTAGCATTAGAACAGTATGAATATTGGCAACCTGAATCTGTTATAGTTGAAGCAAAAGCATCAGGACTACCACTAACATATGAGCTTAGACAGATGGATATACCCGTTGTAAACTTCACACCGTCACGTGGAAATGATAAACATGCTCGTGTGAATTCTGTTGCACCTCTCTTTGAATCTGGTATGATATGGTGTCCGGAGCAGAAATTCGCAGACGACGTCATGGAAGAGTGCGCTGCGTTTCCGTTTGGCGATCATGATGACTTAGTCGACTCGACTACACAGGCGATCATGCGATTCAGACAAGGTGGACTGATAGATCACCCTGAAGATTATATCGACGAAAAAGTTGAGAAACAAAAAAGGAATTATTATTAATGAAGTCAATCATTAGAAATTATTTGGCTAAACTAGCAGCAGGACGTACTGATGATGGTATCATGATCACGTTACCTGATCCTAAAAAAATTAATTTTCAAGAAGCAATGATGCAGGATCTATTGATGCGTAATGGCATTGATCCAAATGCTATTCAAACAGAAGATCAATTAAAAATGGTTTTAAAAGCAATATCTAGACAAGAAGAAAAAGTTGCAGAGTCAGGAATCAGAGGCACAAGATCAGCACAGATATTGGATATGGAAGGACAGACAATACCACAAGGATCTAAGATCATGGGTGGTAAAGCTATGGATACAGAAGCTGAGATTGCTGCAAGATTAGAAGCACAAAACAAAGACTCGGTTCAAAGATTCAAGGATAAGATGGATGACCCAGAAGACAAAGCAGACGGTGGACGTATTGGTTATTTTATGGGAAGTAAACTTCCAAAAGGTCTTGCAACATTAAGAGAGATGGTAAAATTTTTTAGTAAGGGTAAAGAAAAAGAACGTGCAGGTTCAGAAATATTAAGAGTAGTAAATCCAAAACAGTTTAATAGATTATTAGAAGATCCAAACATCTATAGAAAATTTGATGTTGAAAAAGGTATTGGTGCACCAGAACTAATTAAAAATATGCAGGCTGATATGACTAAAAACAGAACTATGATGGTAGAAGAAATTTTAAGTGCTGCTAAAAATATAAAACAAGCAGATGTTAACACAATGGGACGTAAAAAAGAAATGATAGAAGAGATGATGAAAAGAGGTATTGACAGAGAGACAGCAGAAGAAATGGCTAACACTATTTCTACAATGGCAGAAGCCTCTGCTGGAATGAGAGCAACACCAAAATTAACGGACGAAGGTATAATGGAATTAGAAAACATATTAAAAAATATGGAGACAGGTGGCAAACCTAAAAGAGATCTTAACGCTGACGGTGGACGTATTGGTTTAAAAGATGGTATGAACAGAAGAACGTTTCTAAAATTACTAGGTGGACTTGCATCGATACCTATCATCGGTAAGATTGTTAAACCATTAAAAACAGTTAAGGGTGTCAAAAACGTTCCAATTATTAAAACAGATAACGTGCCTGGTAAACCAGAATGGTTTGATGCGTTGGTTAACAAGGTTATTATTGAAGGTGATGATGTTACTAAAAAACTTGCAACTAAAGATAGAGAGGTCGTTCACGTTAAAAAATTAAATGATACTGATGAAGTAACAGTTTATCAAGATCTTGAAACTGATTCTATTAGAGTAGAATATAACAGCCCACAAAATATGTTAGAGGAACCTGTAGATCTTATGTACAAAAAAACTCCACCTGATGAAGGAGCACCTAAAGGATCAAGTGAGTTTGAAGCTACAGAGTCAGGTTTTGCTGCTAGAACCGATGGCCCTGATGATTATTTCATAGATGCAGAAGAAGTTGGTGGTTCAAGTATTAAAGATTTAGATTCTGATGTATCTGCATTGAAAGAGTATGCAACAGGTAAGAAACCTACTATGAAAGAATTTATTCAAAACAAAAAAAGAAAAGACAAAGTTAAAAGAATTAATGAAGGTGATCTTGATGAAAGAAATCAATACATTGTTAATAGACAAGGTGATTATGTAGATTACGATGAGTACGCATCAGGTGGTATCGCTGGAATGTTAGGTGAGTAATGGATCCTTTAGAAGCAGCCATAGAAGAAATCAAAAAAGAGTTTGGTGAAGACTCAATCACAACAACGAACACAGTTAACAGACCACAAGAATCATTAGACAGAGATATGTTTGTAGATTTCAACGAACGTAATCCAATGATGGATGGTGGTATGTTAGTGCAACCAAGTGGCGACGGATCACGGCCCGGGTATAATGGTAGAAAAATAGATGATGAAAGATTACAATTTTTAAATGAATCTGCAAAAAAATATGGTTACGAAAACTATGAATCTGTTCCAACAACTAAACAAAATCAACCAGGCAAAAGAGTATATGGAGTAAAGGAAAAAATTTTATCAGACGCTACAAGAAGACAAAAAGGTTTACCAGAAGGTAAAGGTTCACCAGGAATACCAAGACCTGTAAGTGAAGATTTTGTTTCTCCTATGAAAGATCCTAAAACAGCAGCTAAACAGGCAAAAACTGCAAAATTAATATTTCAAGAATCACCTGTTGGTAAAAGATTACAGTGGATAGCTAACAATGGTAAAAATTACAGTGATCCCGAAATTTTTATTAAAGCTTACGAAAAACATTTTAAACATAAGATAGGATCTAAAACAGATGTTCTTTTTAACACTCCTGGTAAAAAATTTCTTACACAAATTGATAATTTAATGAATACAGGAAGAGCTCAACAAGATTTATTTACACTTACATTTAAAGACGGAAAAGCATTTAATAAAGAAGAACTATTTAAAGCTTCTATAATTCAAAATAATCTTGAAATAAAAAAAGAATTTAAAACATTATTTAATGATGTACACAAAAACGTAAGTGTTTATTCTGAGTTAGGACCAGAAGGTATTGTTGAAAGATTAAACAAAGGTAAACTATTAAAAGAATTTGATTTTGTTAAGTCTGGAGTAGGATCTGGAATTGCAAGAAATAGTTTATTAAATGCTGCTAAAGTAAATTCAGAACATTTAATTTCTTATCAAAATGTAAGAAAACCTATAATGGCCCTATCACAAATTATACAAAATTTAAAAAACCCATCTTTTGCAAAAGATTTTAAAATTAGTCCAACAACAGCTACAAAAGTAAGAGGACAGCTAGAAAATTTTTTTAAAGGTGAAAAAGGACTTCAAGCAGATATAAAAAAAATAAACTCACAATTAGGTGATGTAAAATTTAATAATATATTTGGTGGAGTAAACTTTGAGCATACATTAGCAAAACAATTTGGAAAAGATTATAAATACTTACCTAGAAACTATTTGTTAAAAGGTCAGTTTACAACAAAAGCTTTTAACATGATGAAAAAAGATGCGTTTGATTTACCATTGATTAAATTAATGAAACAATACGAACAAGGAAAAATTCCTGCAGAAAGAGTTCAAGCATTTATTGATAACTTTAATGCTAAAACAAATGGATATGCTGACTTTAGTTTTAATCCAAATAAAAAGAAACTTTTATATGCGGACAACTCCGTAAAATATGATTTAAGTAGATACACTGATCCTACAGTTGCAAGACAAGAATTAATAAAAAACATAGATTTAACAATGTCTTCAGAATTTCAAAAGGGTTTTAAAGATTTACCTAAAGCTAGAGATCAACTTAAATTATTTAAATCTGCAGATGCTAAAAATATAAGAGACCTTTTATCTAAGATAGGTTGTCCTAATAAAGTGCCAGCAGCCAGTGGTGGAAGAATAGGTTATAAAGATGGACCAGACGTTTGTTCTTCTCGAGGACTTGAAAAAGTTAGAACAGGAATGCAAAATTCAACTCCAGCACAACTTAAAAATTTTGACAAGTTAACAAAAGGTCTAAGAGCCGTGGGTGCAAGTAACATAATGAAGTTTGGTGTTCTACCTGAAGCACTTTTTGAAGGAGCATTGATAGCTGACAAGATGGCTAGTGAAGGAGACAGTCTTGCACAAGGTTTAAGAAATTCTTATTTGGCAATACCATTTCAAGCAATGGGGTTAGCAAAAACTTATGAAGAAGGTAGAAGAGATGAAGTGCTTGCAGCAGCACCAGAATCACAAAAAAGACAAGTACAGGATGTTTTTAATATGCAAGATTCTTTAAATAGAAAAAATCAACTACGACAAAACTTGTTTGGTTTAGAAAAACAAAGAAAAGCAACAGATGCAATATCAGATGGTCCTGACGGTTATGTTGGAGACACACAAGATTTAGAAAACAGAATTTTAAAAACAAGACAAGAACTTGAAGGACTATACGATGACCCACGTTCAAAGTTAGAAAAGGTTAGTAGAGATGAAAAATTATTAACTAAAAGTCCATTAGATTTAAATATTAAGGATCAACTAACAATGGATGCTTATAATCAAGCTGTTGAAAAATCAGATGCAGATAGAGCTAGCAATATATTGTTTGCACCTGGTACAGGTCTAGAGGATGTACAAATAAAAAAAAGAATGAAAGAATTACCTGTAACTCCAGAGTATGCAAAAGAACAATTACAAGCAACAGGAGATTTTTTTGGTATGGGCTATACTCCCCTTGGTATAAATAAACTATTTAAATTAATGGGTAGACAAGATCCTGCATTTGGAATTGAAAAAGTAGGACCAAGAACAGGAAAATATAATAAAACAAAAGCTCTTAACGATTATGTAAATTATCTAAGAACACTTAACTTTGCTGATAATTTTAGAGAAGAAAAAGCAGGTGGTGGTATTGCAGGTTTATCTGGCGGCATAGATGAAGGTCCGCAAAGAAGATCCTTGAACCCTGATTCACAAGGGTTGCGAGGTATATTAAAACGTGGTAAGAATATATAGGAGTAATAAATGGCAGATATAGAAAAAGGACTCCCTAACACTCGTACAAAACTTGACATCCCTTCAGAAGAAGAGATGGCAGAAGAAGTTAGTGTTCAGGAAGAAGAAGCAGAACAAAAAGGACCAGTTGA